AAACCACAGGCCAACTGGCCGCATCGGGCGTAAAGCTCCTCGTATATGGCGCTGCTGGCGCAGGCAAGACTTCCCTTATCCCTACGCTTCCCAGCCCTGTAGTTTTATCTGCCGAAGGCGGCTTGCTTTCAATCGCCGGTGCAGATGTACCTTTCATTGAAATCAGCTCAATGGATGCTCTCAGGGAGGCTTATGAGTGGCTTACGAAGTCTGAGGAGGCCAAGGCTTTTCAGTCCGTGGCTATTGATTCCATTTCGGAAATTGCCGAGGTGGTGCTGAACTATGAGAAAAAGCACAACAAAGACCCACGCGCCGCCTACGGATCAATGCAGGAACAGATGGCCGACGTCATCAGAGCATTCCGTGATCTTCCAGGCCGCCACGTTTACATGAGTGCGAAGTTGGAGAAGAGCCAGGACGAGCTTGCAAAGATGATGTACAGCCCATCCATGCCAGGCAACAAGACAGGTCAGGCGCTGCCCTACTTTTTTGATGAAGTCTTGGCCCTTCGAGTTGAACGCGATGCTGAAGGCAAGACGCAGCGAGCACTGATGTGCGACGGTGATGGGGTCTGGCTGGCTAAGGATCGGTCGGGCCGCCTTGATATGTGGGAAAGCCCTGATCTGGGGGCGATCATTAACAAGATTGGGGGGAACAAATGACCACACTACGTGAAGCCGCTCTGATGGCGCTGAAAGCTCTTGAGTTCGGACATTTGCCCGTAGCAGATCAAGCAAAACACCGTGACGTCATGAGCTACATAGAAGCAATGGACGTCCTTCGCAAAGCATTAGACGCCGACAGCATGGCGAGCTTGCCAAAAACGGTAGCTTGGATTTGGGTTTTTTACGACATGGCAAATGATCGCTATGTTCGTCGAATTATTGATTGCGAAGAACGTCCAAACATTCCGGGTTATGACCTTATTCCCCTCTACACCGCCCCACCCCACCGCGAGTGGCAAGGGCTGACGGATTATGAGATCAACAATTTTGATCTACCCGAGAGCGGTACAGTAACGATCCGCGAGTTTGTTCGAATTATCGAAGCCAAGCTCAAGGAAAAGAACACATGACTGACAAGATAAAACCGTTTATCAAAGCTGTGGGCCCAAACAATGAAGACGTTATCTTGTTGCTTGAACAGTGGCTGCAAGACGCAAAAGACGGGCAGATTGTCAGCGTCGGAATTGTCGGAAAACGTACGGGTGGAGAGTGGCAAACGTCAATGAGTCGCAGCGAAAACGCACTCGAAGATGCCGCGATGCTGATCGAACTCGGCATGCGCCGCCTGGGTTTTGCTCAACGCTAAGGAGGATGATATGACTACATCACTTATCCGCGAGACGATGAAGTGGATGTTCGAAGTTCCTTCCTCCGATGTCGATCCTGTTGAGCTTTCTTGGTTTGACATTACCGGGGTTGATCTCAGCCAAGGGCAAGAGGTGAGTTGGCTTCGAGAATGCCGCCCGCCGTTTGAGAAGTGCATGGTGCTGTGGCGCGGCAAATCGCAGAACCACGCTGTGTATGACTGCATGATGATGATCGTTGGCAATGACCCCGCCGAGGGGGTGCTGGTCAGTGTCTGGAAAGGCCCGCACGGTCAACTGCCGCGAGCGCTGCCGACCATCGTCTATCTAGTGGAGGACGATGTTGTGCGCTACGGGGCCGTGGACGAAAACGAGATTGTTAAGGAAGAGGACGCGGCCATGGTGCTGGGGCTGGTCACCGCGTGGATCGCATCGATGTCCAGGGGGTGCGATGCGTACCGGCCAACCGTCAAAGACTCCTTTACGAACCGTCGCAAGTTGGCCGAGGGGAAACTTCCATCGTATGACTGGCACACGGTCACGATCAAGCCTGCCCAGTCCAGGGCCGAACCTCAAGGAGTCACTCACGCAAGCCCTCGACCTGCGCAGGCTGAAGACCGGGAAGAACGTCTGGGTGAAGCCCTGCAAGGTGGGCGATGCCAGTCGCGGAACTGTGTTCAAAGACTATCAAGTGGAGGCAAGCACATGACCCCAGACGACATCATCAGGATGGCAGACGAGGCAAAGCTAACACCCGTCATGGAAATGTTTCAATCTGAGCTTGAGCATTTCGCCAAGCTAGTTGCAGCAGCCGAACGCGAAGAGTGTGCAAAGCCGTGTGAAGCGTATGTAGCGCCTGGGATCGGGAAAGAGATGGCTACCGCAATCAGAGCAAGGGGGGGCAAATGACATTCATTAAAACCGACCTTCAATTCCTTGCAGCCCAGTGGGAAGCTGCAAAGCTGGAAGAGAAGGAAGCAACAACACGCCGCAGAACCATTGAAGATCAGATTGTTCAGGCCATGGCCTTGCCGGAGAACCTGGAGGGCACCACCACCGAGCGAGCCGGGTTCTACGAAATAAAGGTAGCTGGCAGGCTTGACCGAAAGGTCAATTCTGATAAGCTGCAAGCCATAGCAGAGGAAGCCGGTTTGACCGAACACCTCGCCAGTCTGTTCAGATGGAAGCCAGAGATCAACATGAGCGTGTGGAAGTCTGCTCACGAATCAATCACAACTCCTCTGCTTGACGCAATTACCACCACGGCCTCTCGGCCATCTTTTGCAATTACACGAAAGGACTAATCATGGCATTCCTCTCTTTTGACGTTTCCGACCTGCCAGAAGCTAGCAAGAACTTTAGCCCCCTGCCTGCTGGCTGGTACTCTGCGACCATTTCCGGCGCTAAAGTGAAGGCAACCAAGTCGGGAACTGGCGAGTACATTGCCGTGAAGTATTCAATCACTGGGCCAACTCACGAAGGCCGCGTGATCTTTGGCAATCTCAACATCAAGAATGAAAGCGCAAAAGCTGAGGAGATCGGGCGCCAGCAGCTTGGCGAGATCATGCGAGCAATCGGTCTCGCCCGCGTTACCGACTCTGACCAGTTGATTGGTGGCAACCTGGTCATCAAGCTGGATGTAAAGGCCGATGAGGAGTATGGCGACCGCAACGAGGTCAAAGGGTTTAAGGCTGTTGTAGGCGCAATCTCTGACTTGCCTTCTGCCGCACCTTCCGCGCCCACGAACGCAAAAGCTGCACCTTTTTGGGTTAAGAAGTAAGTTTCGGGGGGAAAGCTTTGCTGTGCCAGAGGTTGGTCTATTGGTGATGTGGCTAGAGGGACTTGAGTGCCGCCACGGGCAATACTTGGGTCTCCGTGAGTTCGAATCTCACCAGCGAGGCAAGTACCCCCACCCAAAAAAAAGCCCCTCATGAGAGGGGCTGTTGCAACTGCTTTTTAGGCAGAAACGGAGGACAAATTGCAAATTCCAGAACTTGATTCTATACCAACTTTGATCGACGAAGTACACGAGGCAAAACAAGAAAGACCACGCCCTCACCTTGGCGCGTCAATGCTGGGTCACAAGTGTGACCGCTGGCTGTGGCTGTCATTTAGGTGGGCGGTCGTTGAAAAGTTTTCTGGCCGCATGTTGAGGCTATTCCGCAGGGGTCACAATGAAGAGCAGCAAATTATCAATGATCTTCGCGCAATTGGGCTTGATGTTAGGACTCCCTCTGAAGGCCAGAGCCGGGTTGATTTTGATTGCCATGTGTCTGGCTCGATTGATGCCCGTATTGAAAAAGGCGTGCCAGGTGCTGTTAAGACTCCTCACATCGCTGAGTTCAAGACTCATTCGTTAAAGTCTTTTAATGAGTTGAATTCAAAGGGTGTGCAAGCCGCCAAGCCGATGCACTGGGCTCAGATGCAGGTTTACATGTGGGGCACTGGGTTGGATCGTGCTCTGTATGTGGCGGTCTGCAAAGATGATGATCGGCTCTACACAGAGCGTGTGCGCCTGGACAAGGAAGCTGCTCAGAAGTTTGTGGATCGGGGCCGCCGAATCACTTTGTCTGACCGCATGCCGGAGCCGTTGAGCGTTGATCCAACATGGTACGAGTGCAAATACTGCCCAGGCCATGATCAATGTTTTGGCAGCAAGACCACCAAGGAAGTGAACTGTCGCACCTGTGCGCATTCATCGGCTTTGAGTGATAGCACGTGGCATTGTGCTAGGTGGGATGACATTATTCCAACTGATGCACAGCACCACGGATGCGAGGCTCACGTGCTGCACCCGGATCTGGTGCCTTGGGAGCGTAAAGACAGCTCAAACGAATGGCAGGCTGTTTACGTCATCAAAGGCAAAACGTTGGTTAACGGAGAACCAGGGCCGGGGGTGTACTCAAGCAAAGAGTTGCTGGCCAACGCCGAGGCTTGTGCAGATGAAGAAGTTCAGAAACTTAGGGCCGAATGGCCGGGGGCTAGGGTGACGGGATGAAAACAGAAAATGAATATCCAAAAATACTCGACGCCTGCTGCGGTGGCCGGATGTTTTGGTGGAACAAGGAAAATCCTGACGCGCTTTTCATGGATTGCAGAGAAGTTGAGAAAGGCGCATTTCAAAACAACTGGAACCCAGGATGGTGCGTTAAACCAGACGAGATTGCAGACTTTCGTGATATGCCTTTTCCAGATGGTGTGTTCAAGATGGTTGTTTTTGACCCGCCACACTTAACCAGTGGTTCAATGAAAAGCGTGATTAACAAGAAGTATGGTCTTTTGAACAAAGACACTTGGAAGGCAGACATTGTTGCCGGTTTTACCGAGTGTTGGCGTGTTCTTGCACCGGGCGGAGTTTTGATCTTCAAATGGAATGAGGCAAACATTAAAGCCAAAGATTTGCTTCGTTCTTTTCCGGCAGAACCTTTGTTTGGTGACTTCACGGGTAAAACTGGAAGCACCATTTGGGTTACGTACATGAAGACTTGCAAAAATTCAGGCGCAATGCCTGGGGCGAGGGTGACTGGATGAAAGTACTAATTGCTTGTGAATACTCCGGCGCTGTGCGAGACGCATTCATTGCACGAGGGCATGACGCCATGAGTTGCGACCTTTTACCAACTGACACGCCCGGGTCGCACTACCAAGGGAACGTGTTCGACATCATCAACAACGGGTGGGATCTGATGATCGCTCACCCGCCATGCACACACCTGTCAGTGAGTGGGGCACGGCACTTCGAAGCGAAGCGCAAGGATGGACGCCAGCAAGCAGCGGTTGATTTCTTTATGGCGCTGGCCAACGCGGACATCCCTCGTATGGCCATCGAGAACCCGATCTGCATCATGTCAACTGTTTGGCGCAAGCCCGACCAGATTGTTCATCCTTGGCAGTTCGGACACGGAGAAACAAAAGCAACTTGCCTTTGGCTGAAAGGTCTACCGCTACTTACGCCGACCGACATCGTTGAAGGCAGAGAGGCCCGGATTCATCGGATGCCCCCATCGACTGATAGATGGAAATTACGTTCCAAAACGTATCAAGGGATTGCAGACGCTATGGCCGCTCAGTGGGGGAGCATATGAAGCTACGCGACTATCAACAACGCACTATCGATCAGCTCTACGCATGGTTTGCTGCGGGCAACGAAGGCAATCCTTGTTTGGTGCTTCCCACCGGATCAGGTAAGAGCCATATCGTTGCTGCGCTGTGCAAAGATGCTTTGCAGCAGTGGCCAGAGACCAGGGTTTTGATGCTCACTCATGTGAAGGAGCTGATTGAGCAAAACGCGGAGAAAATGAGACTCCATTGGCCTGGGGCGCCAATGGGTAT